TCACCTCACGCTCGAGGATGGGACGTGGATAGATGCGTCCATTTTGGTTGAGGGTGTCGGACTTCTGCAGGACTCCCCTCATGATGATCTTACCGTTATTAATACGCTTGGACTCTTCGATCATGTCCTTCGTGTACTCGAAGGGACGCCACTCTGTCAGGAGCTTTTTGTCAGTCATTTTTCTTCTCCATGAGCTCGTCGCAGAGCTGTGAAACCGTCATAAACCTGGCGACATTTTGATCTGAGGTATCCTCTGGGTTGAGAGACTCAAGGATCTGCACGATGCCTGGGATCTTCTGCTCAACGATTCTGCTATCACACTGGGACCTGTAGGTCTGCAGAGACTTAATCGCCGAGGTCTTCTGGTCCTTCATCTCAGCGACCAGCACGGCGCTCTTTCCGCCAAAAGCGATGGCTTGCAGTAGTTTCCTCTGGCTCTCGTTGAGGGAGTCGCCAAACTTCTTATTGAAGGACTCCCGCATGATCTTCACGGTCAGGTCATTGACACCGGCAGTCTTCATTCCATCGACTCGAGGCTCGCTCTTCTCCTGTAGGAGCCAGCCATGGAGGACCGTCTCGTACTGGAGTCGGCGCGGAATATCTGGATTCTTCGAGCGCCAGTCCTCGAGGAGCGTGTGAATCGTCGCAAAGACCTTATAGTTCTTCACAGACGTCCTATAGAAAGACTCTTTCTGGAAGGTCCTATTGATATCGCCAATTAGCGCTGACTTTTCGCTCTGGAGCCTGTGGACGTCGTAGCCAATTGCAGCCCTCTTCGTCTCGTCGAGGATCCTCGAGGCCAGTGCATCCGATCCCACGTGCGTCTTCACCAGCGAATTGATGAGCCTGAACTCACGGTAGAGCTCGGTGCCCGGGGCAAAGTACTTCTTGATGATCCTTAGGGCATTATTCGCCTTCGCCTGGTTACCCTCTACCGTTGCCTGGGAGACAACTGCGACGAGCTGCTCGTAGACAATGCCAACATTTCTCTTTTTGTTGTGCTTACTCATCACCTAGCTCACTCCCTAAGGATTTTAGATCGACTTCCAGCATGGCGCTCTTATCACCAGTGCTCTGCTCGGCTTCCTTAAGTATCTCTGGTTTAGCCAATTTTCTTGAGGCACGAAGAGCATTCATCGTTCTCATGAGAGTTGACTCTGGAGAGTCGACACGGGCCGACTCACCAAACTTTACTGGACTTGCGAGCCAATCCTTCTGGTATGGATTTCGCAGAGTGCTCTGAGCAGACCCCAGACCGGTCATGCTCTTGAAATCGTGGAATCCAGTTGAGGCTGGACCTGTGGTATTCTTCCTAGACTTTGGGATCGGCTCGCCAAACATGTTGAGCTTCTTGCCGACTTTGTCAATGCGATTGCTAATTTTTACCGGTGCCTCGATGTCGTCGATCGAGGGTGTGATAAACTCTTCGTCAGACTCCCCAGCTTCGAAGTCTTCTTCATCTCCTGTGCCAGGAAGAGCCGTCAAAAGAGTGCCCTTGGGACGATCGCCGGAGAAGAGGCCTCCACCTTCCTCACCGCCTGCCTCCTCACCGCCCGTCTCAGTACCTCCGGTCTCAGCACCACCGGCTGCGTCACCTCCCTCTTCCTCTTTCCCAGCAGCCTCAACAGCGGCATCTTCCAGCTTGTCATCTGCCTTCTCCTCCTTGACCGCCTCGATCTCCTGATCTGTCATCTCGAGGATGTTCTTGCGAATCCAACGACGGCTGACCAGCCCTTCAGGGGCTGTTCCGGCGATCTCAAACTTCGACTTGACCAGCTCAAGCTTCTGTTGCTGGGCGATGGAGCTCGGATTCGAGAGCTTGAGGGTGAAGTCCATGAGGTCCTCGCCCTCGTACCCGTGTGAGTAGAGGTGGATCATGGCCATCTTGTTGAGCTCGGCCAGGATGGTCTTCTGAATGCGCTGGATCGAGCGAGAGAACCTGATGTCCTCCTGGGCCAACGTCGCCTTGGAGTTATGTACGACGACGCCGGCTGACAGGGAGAAGTTACTCCACTTTTCAATTTCGAGGTCATACACGGGAACGGGCTCTTCGAGGACGATGATACTAACAGACAAAACTTTGTGATTTTTAACCCCAATGTGACCGTCGTACCATTCGGTCGGATTTTTACCTTGCCTTCTCAAATAGTTCTCGAACCCACCCCTACTCATAAAGTTTTTCGAGTGAAATTCTTTTCTATTCGAAGATGAGGCTGCGATTGAAACAATTTCACGATAGTCGATCGTCGAATCGACCGTCTTTCTTCCTTTTTTTGTTCCAACTTGAGAGGTGATAAACGTATTCCAATCCGTTCCTTCCTTCTGCAAAGTATCGTTGATGCCTACCTCGGAGCAACCTAAGCGTTTGGCGATTTGGCTGCGAATATGTAGCTTATCTTCAAGCACGCACTTTATGATGCTCTCGTAGGATGGACGAGACTTCCACGTCGGTGAATTCACGCCTGACGTGTCATAAAGACCATTGGCACGCATTTCAGACAGAGTACGTTGCATCTTTTCGATTTTGTTGAAAGCGCGATTGGTCTTGGAGACCAGACTTCGCCGCGTTCCATCATCCTTTCGCCAGGCATCAAGCACAGCGAAACGGTGCTTCTTAACGTAACCTTCGGTCTTCATTGAAGAGCGAAGTCTGTCGCGACACCAATTTTCATTCAGAACATTAGCATGCTCCTGATGGTGCTTTACGTGCGACTTCTTTCCCATCAGAAGAAGCTGATCGGGATTATTGTTTCTCTTGTCGTATGATGCGTGATGTATTACAGAAGCGCGTTCTTCGAGAACAGAAGCATGCTGTCTTAGGGAGCACTCACTGGCGACTAGTCTATGCGTGTATATCCAGGACGTGTCCTGGTGATCGTATACTTTCTCATATCCCGTGGCGAAGTCTCCCTCTTTCTTGTCGGAAACGCTCCTATAGAGAGCCATACAAGACGCGCCCGGCGTGAGCTCATCGGCCCGAATATACGTGCCGTCCCTCATCATAAAGCGATGATTTCCAGTACATCTAATCTCTTCGCCGTTGTCGAGACTAACGACGTAAAGTTCATTCACCCTCTTCGTCTCCCAGGCATTCAAGACCTTGCCAACACGAGGCTTTCCACTAGCGTCGAACGAATATACCCAGTTTTGCTTTCCTGTCTTGTACTCCTCCACGAGACGCTCGATTTCGACCTCGCGCCCGTCGAAAAGCGACACCCTGGTGTCTCCAGTGAAACATCCAGTATCCTCGTCGTAACCGAGGTACGCCTTCGGAATCTTGAGCGCCGCAAAGAGCTTCTTCTGGATGTACTGCACGTCCTCGATCGCGGCTGTATTCTGACCACCTGCAAGGGTATCGATCTTCGTCCCGCTCTCACCACCACGGACCGGCAGGAAGTAGTCCTGGTCAACGGCCATGGGATTGAAACGCAGGTCCACCTTGCCGGTCATCTTGTCGACGATTGGATTGCGTTTGAGGGATGTCTGAGCCTGCTCCAGGTAGTTCGAGATCTCCTCCGGCGGCACGTTACCGACGTCGATGTAGAAGACCCTGCGCTCCGGGGCTCTGATGACCCGGTAGACCAACATTGCGTCCTCAATGAGGATCAATTGGCGCCAGATACGCCGGGCTCCCTCGAGGACGGAGGAGCCGTAGGGGAGGAAGGCGTCGTTGCCCAGCAACCTGAAGTGGGTCACCTGCCAGTTCTCTAGAACCCGGTTGCCCTGCGTGATCCACCGGTAGCGCACTGCCATGGGATCGGCAGGATCGAACCCCTCCTCACGTTCGATCTCGGAGATGGAGATCGGAATCACGTTGAGGACGCCGTACTCTGGAGAGATGTCGTTGAAGAGGAAGAAGTCGCCGTACTTGACGAGGTTCCTGACCCACATGACGAGGTTGAACTCGATGTTGATGGTGTCATAGAAGAGCGACTCGAGGAGCTCCTTGATCTTCCTATTATCGGAGTGTATGTGGAGGACCCGGCCGTCGGTGCCCTGGGAGACCGACTCCTCGGCGTAGATGTCGAGCGCAGACGCAATTTCGGGTGTCGACTCCATTTCCGAAAAATCTGAATAGCGAGACATACGGTCGAAGGCGCCGTAGGCAGAGAGCGTGCTGTTGTAGACGTCGCTGTGCGCTGCCCTAAAGACCTCCATGGCCGTCGACGCCGTACCAGTCTTCTGGTTCATGCCCTTGACGCGGCGACGAACTACTGGACCAGATCTGAAGAGCTTTGTTAGCCTGCCAAAGAGATTCTTGTTGTATTCATTTGCCATGTGTAGACCTAAGTATCACGAAAATTCTAACCTCTAGGGCAGGTTCATAAACTTTACTTGATGAGCCAGTTGAAATCGCCGTAGGGCGTCTTAGGATCTTGGGATCCTGGTGAAGTTTCAGGTATACCCTGCAGCAAGTGAGGCTTGAATGGGTTATAGTTCTTTCCAGCCCACGGGTTGAGGACCGTGTCCTTCGACGTCGCATTGAGCAGGAATCCTGCTAACATTGCCTTGTTGATGTCCTGTGCCACCTGACTGCCTAGAGGTGTGGCCTCATAGAGCCAGGTGCCGATTGCCAGGGACATGATGAGATCATCGTGCTTGCCCTTCTGCGCCTCGGCCTTCGAGCCGGTCCAGACGAAGGTCTTGAGCTCATTGTAGAAGCGTGAGGAGGGAATTCTGATGCTGTTATTACGGAGCATCTCCTCGAGCTTGGTGAGGATCTGGGACCTGCTCTGTCCTGAGGTGGTGAAGCCTGCCTTCGAGATGTCTGCAACTCCGGCCCCGTAGAGGGCGTTGAACTTGTCCCTCTCATTCTTGAAGTAGATGTTCCTGTACCCGATGTCTCGCAGCTTCATGATGACGGCGTAGCCGTACGTGTTATTCTCAGGACATAGCATCGCCTCATTGTACCTCTTGCCTGCCTCGGCGAGAACAATGGCGAGCTGATCCGGAGGCACCTTGCCCCTGAACTCGGCCACGACCTCGGAGTCGGTAGTGTCTATCACGTGGAAGGCGGAGTAGTCGAAAGCATCTCCACGGGCGACGTCGGCAGATATCACGTACTTGTGCTCGGAGAGCGCGTACTTCCAGACCCAGACCCCCATCTCAGGCCCCCACTTCTCAATGGGATTCCTGATCGAGAAGCTCAATTTCTGGATCTCCTCGGTATTGAAGTAGGTGTCGCCAGAAGTGGCGAAGTCACAGAGCAGTTCCTGGGCGATCTGCTTCTGTGTGAAGTTCTTACACTCCTTCTCGAACCAAGCCTGATCGTGCTCAGGATGGACGTCCCAGGGGAGCTTGATGGGGTTGAATTCATTCTCTTTGTTCTCGGCCTTCGCCCAGATGTCGTAGTACTGTCCACCCATACCGTTCGGTGTGGAGAGGATGATGGCACGACCACCAGTTGAGATGGTGGGATAGAGCGAGGTCCACAGGGTGTCGAAGTTCCTGACGAAGGCAGCCTCATCGACAATGAGTAGAGAGAGTGCCTCGGAGCGGCCGGCGTCCTCGGAGGTCGGAATTGCCTTGATGGAGGATCCGTTGTTGAACTCGATCGACTGCTGGTTATTGATCGTGATCTCTGGGATCAGAAGCCACTTGGGCAGGGACTTAATCGCGACTTTGACCTTCTTGATGAAGTTCTTTGCGACCGCAAGTCGAGTCGCGATGATGAGGATGTTCTTGTCCTTGTAGAAGCACGCCATCCAGACTGCGTAGGCCGCGGCGACGGTGGAGATACCGAGCTGCCTCGACTTCAGAATGATATTGAAGCGATGCTTTCTAAAATCGTTGATACATTCATCCTGGAAGGGGAACGTATTGAATGGTATCGTTCCCTTTGTCGGGTGTTGGATCTTGACGTACTTGTTGATGAAGTAGACTGGATCCTTACCGCACCTGAGGATTTCTTTGATCTGCGCCGGCTTGGATGTGATGGACATAATGCATGACGCGCACTCCAGGTGAGGAGCGCCTGTATATCATCCAATTTCCAAAACGTGCATACGGCGATAGTAGGCGACCTTACGAGGAGAGAGCCCTGAGACCAGCTCGATCGAATCAGTGGACTTCACCTCTGAGAGCTTGAGAGCCTTTCCTGTCGCTTCCTTGAAGTTCTTCTTAAGGTCTGCCATGCAAGAAGCAAGGTGATCAATAGACTCCCGTGAGACTCTCTCGACCTGGAGCTGCAGACTGCGCTCCTCGGCAAAGTGGACGACGGTCTTATATTTGAGAGTTAGCGTGTTTCCAGAAAAGGTTGGTGTGATCGAAACAGTTCCTGATGTCGAGCCACCCTGACCAAACGTGGTATTCAACAGAGTGCTCAGGACACTGTGGTGCGTCATTACCTGCATTGCATTGCTCCTATAGCTTAGTAACTAAATATGACGCTCGTCGACGGAGTTCATCTCTAAACTGCTGCACCAGGTCTTGATGAGGTCTTTCGCCTCTCTTCCAGGCGCTTATGTCTCGATAAACGAATTTGTCCTGGCACTCTGTGCAGCACTCGAACTCTTCGTACGAAAGAATATCGTTCATGTCTCTGAACAAGAGACCGCAAACTGGACAGTCATGTGGTATTTTTTTATTCATGGATTAGAGCCGCGTCCATTCCATGGTGTGTGATATCGAGGACATTGTCAACGCTATCCTTCACGGCATCGACATGCGAGATGATGAAGATGGACTTGAACCAGCGCTTGAGGGAGTCAAGGAGCCTCGTGCAGGCCTCGACGTTCGAGTCATCTAGGGCTCCAAATCCCTCATCAATGACAAGAATGTCTGACTTTGGGAGCGAGGTGATGTTGATCAGGGCCACACGAATTGCCAGTGAAGCCATCATCTTCTCCATTCCAGATCCACACTCGATGATGCGCTTGGAATCGCCATAGTTGAGGTAGATATCCATGTCGCTCGATGATGGATCCGCGTCGAGCTCGACAGTAAACCCGGCGACGCCTTGCAGAATCTTGGCGATCTCAGCGTTGATCGCAGGAAGCTGGGATGACATGATCTTTAGAGGAATGCCATTCTTGGAGACAGCGCCCATGAAGAGCTCATATATCTTCCACTCTGACATGAGCTGATGGTGCTTCTCCTTTTCATGTAGAGTTCTCTCGATCTTCGAATTTAGAGCACCAATCATTTGGGCAGCTGACATTCTCTCGGCGTCCTTCTCATTGACCCTGTCATTGAGTTCCTTTATCTGGCGCTTGAGAATCTGCAGCCTCTCGGCCTCGGCAGTCGAGACGACCCGGCTCCTCATGGACTCGAGCTTGTTCTCCATGTCAGACTTTAGAGAGATAAGATTTTCGATCTTGGTGGTCAGCTTGGAAAGCGACACCTGGAGCCCTGACATCGAAATTTGCATGTCCCGCTCCTTTTCCAGAATCCCGTCGTAGCGGCTCAATTTTTCCTGTAGGTTCTCCTTGTCCAGGCTCTCGAGTGACTTCTTGATGGCGGACAGCCTCTCGAGCAGGCTGTCTATAGCCTCGAGTTGCTTTGGAAGCGAGGCCTTGCTTTCATGCGAATCCTTGATGAATCTGCACGTAGGATATGAGTCGCCACAGGGTACCTCATCCAGGAGCTTAATGGAGCGCTTGCTCTGAGCCAGCTTGCCCTTCTCAGCATCACGAAGGGCCTCGAGCTGGAGCACATTCTTTTCAAGGTCGTGGCGTGCGCTGACTCTCTCTCTGAGCTGGTCAATGGGGAATTGGGCCTTGAGGGTTTTGATGTTCGAGATCTTACCTTCGTAGGTCGAAATCTTAGATCTTATCGTGTCGAGCTCCTGCCGACTGCTCTCCAGGTCCTTACCACACCGCTGCAGAGACTGCTCATGCTCTGCAACGTCCTCAGCGGTCACCAGCTTGGAGTCTTTTTGTGTCGCAAGATTAAGCTGTGCCTGCTGCAGCTTGACCCGGAGTCCATCGAGCTCTTCCTGCAGCTTTTCTTTCTTTCTTTCAAGCTCCGACTTTTCGAGCTCGAGATCGCCAATGATCGCTCCCCACTCGCGATCAGGCACGGCCGACAGTCGACCCTTGAGAGTCGAAGAGTCCGACTTGGCCTGAAGCAGCATCTCCTCAAAGAGCTCGAGATCGAGGAACTTGGTCAGGATCAGCTTCCTCTGTGATGCCTTATACTTGATGAAATTATTCATCTCGCCCTGCGACGCCAGGGACGTGAGGAGGAAATCGTCGGCACTGCCCACGATCTCTCGGAGGAGCTTTTCAGTCTCTCTCCGCTGCTCGCCGTTCATGTCCTTGGTGTTATCATTTTCGTCGAGCTCATAGAAATTGAGATTGGTGACGGCGCTCATGTCGCCGGTACGATTCGTCTTGCGGACTGAGTGTCTCTCAACGCGGTACTTTTTACTGTTCGCGGTGAGGTCTATTCTCACCTCACAGTGACCCTTGCGCATGTTAATCACGTGGAGGTTGCTCATCGCGCCACGGTCGGTGGCGTTATAGAGGCCATACATGAGAGTGCCTGGAATCGATGACTTACCGCTCCGGTTCCGACCGAAGATGCCGGTGATCCCCCTCAGCTCATCGAAGTTGATGCTGTTTCCCTTGCCGTACGAGAAGGTGTTATCGAACTCCATCCTGTTGAGGGACCACTTGACGTTTCGGGCGATATCGCTGTGCTTGATCGAGGACAGGTATCGAGATGCCATATCGTCGAGTCTCTTCCACTCATCATCGCCAATGGTGGAATTGGCGTAATACTCCCTGAGCAATTTTTGTAGAGTCGCAGGAGTTCGAAGGTCGGCCGGCCGACAGGACTCATCACTGAGCACGATGGATGAGGGGTCGACATCAGACTCGTTCTTGAATACGATCTCTTCGGCATTCTTCGCCTCCCTGAGGGCTCCAAAGAGCTGTCGCATCTCAGTGTTTGGAATCGTGACATCCTTGCGAATTCTGAAGCGCGCACCATCCTGGTACTTCTTACAGATTTCGACGGTGGTCGCAATGTCGCCAGCCCAATCAACGGTGATGAAGGGGTGCTTATGCGGCACTTCGTGGAATGTGCTCTTGTAGTCATTGCGCGAATCGATCTCCCAGAACAGGTAACCCTTGCCGGTGTCCTCGCCGTAGTTCTGCTGGATGGTCGAGCCGGGGTAGGCGACGCGCTTCTCATCATCTAGGTACTGGAACTTGTGGATGTCCCCGAGGAAGGTGAAGTCGTATGCCTTAAAGAAGCTAAGGTCAGCCTCACCCTCGATGTGCCAGTCGACATCAGTCAAAGATCCTCTAACGGCGCCGTGATATGTCGCAATGTTGACCTCGCCAGGCACCGGAGCCACGCTGGGCCAGCCCTCCTCGTCGAAACAGGAGAACACGCACCAGTTGAACCCAGGTACCCCCGTCGGATAGACGCCAGACTTCTTGTAGAGGTGAATGCGCTCATTGTTGAGGGCAGTCACGATAGGCGAGATGGCATCCTGCCTGTCCTTATTCAGGATCAGGCCGTCGTGGTTGCCCAGGATGACGTGCACGTGACAAATACTCGCCATCTCGTTGAACCACCAGCTCAGGTTGTCGATGATCTCAGGAGAGATCCCCTGCGTCTTGGTGTGGACGATATCGCCGCCGATGAAGATGGCATTTGGATTCAGGTCGCGGAGCTGCTTGAATAGGGCCGTGAACGAAGCCCTGTATTCTTCGTGGCGAGTCAATCCGCGCCAGTGGACATCGCTAATGTGTGCGCATCTAAATTTCAATCGAAACTCCTACTAGATTATAGAACCAGACTTGATGTTGGATATTAAGTGCAGCAAACGATCGGACGAGCGCCATGGAGCCGCAGTCATCATGAGCTGGTCGTATTGCTTTTTGGACATGTCGCCAATGTCGGTTCCTGTTGGAACGTCCACAGTCCTGACATCGACACCATATTGCGATAACAGCTTCGCGATCGAGTGGGATTTTCTCCTAGCGTCAGGATCGAGAGCTAGCACGATGGGGGTGCCATGCTTAACTATCTGCCTGAACAGAGCGCACTCTTTCGAAAGGCTCGACCCCAGAAGACACGCGGCGTTTCCCGTGGTCTTTGTCAGGTCGAAAGGACCCTCGACCAGGACAAGCTCAGACTTCCAGTCGATGTTGATTTCGTTGAATATGATCTCTGACTTGGAGACTTTCGAGTTGACATACTTCATCACAGTGACTGGATCAATTGCACGAGCGGTGAAGTAGTTGAGCTCACCCTCAGCGTCGAAAGACGGGAATATGACTCGCCGACGAAACTTACCAGTCCTGCAGGTTCCAAGCTTGAAATACCAGAGATCGCTCAACGTGAGACCGCGAGAATAACAGTAGCGCACGCAGTCTTTCACATCAGGGTCGGTGCTGTTGACATTGCTTGCCAGGAGGACAAAGCCTGCAGGTATGGTGACCTTCTCGGCCTCATCTGGTGCACTCTCAGGTTCCTGCCTTCCGGAACTACCTGGATTGAACCCGACACTACTGAGCTCACCCTGGAGCCCTGATGCATACGTCTTAAAAAGGTACCCGAGGTTCTTGCCCTTGAGCTCGCAGACCCAACAGTGATAGACGCCATCGTCGAGCCTTATGCTCAGCTTCTTTTTCTTCTTGCCATTCTTCTTGCACTGTGGGCAGAAGAACTGCGCTTCTTTTTGATCGCGAGACACAGTGGGCTCGCCAAATGCTCTTTTTAGAAGCGCGATCTTTTTTACTACCGTGGTCACTTATTCGATAGTAAGTGTGTCAGGCTACCATGTTCATTCCTCGGCCGAAACGATAGGTCCGGCCATGACAACGACAAAAGCGTCCGCCATATCATAGGAGTGCTGCTCCAGGATCCTCTCACCCTTCCGGGGGCCAGATCCCAGGACCTTGTAGGGCCAGGAATAGTCGCTCAAGACTGGATGCGCACTGACCCACCTGAAAACCTGCTCCTTGGTGGAGATCCCACAGGCCTTCTCGCGCTGGAGGCTGATTCCCAGCGACTTGCGGGCACGATTGACGTTGACATTCGTCGCCATCTTTCCGATTATCTGGTGGCAGATGAAGGTGACGATGCCGTTGAACTTGGCCAGCTTCACGATGGTCTGTGCCGAGGAGGCTCCGGGATGAAAGGCCTGCATGTTCTCCTCCACGTAGACCTCATCGAACCCATGCTTCTCCTGCAGGGCCCTGATCACCTTCTCAGCGTGCAGGGCCTTGGGAATCAAGCCTTGAATCTTGGAGAGCTCAATGTGACCCAGCTCGACCCGCGTGACCAGGCCTGCTGGGTTTACGTCCGCCACAGCCCAACCTGTGCACGCAGTCGATATGTCTAACCCGAGCCTCTTCATCAGGTGATTATAGGCGATGCGCTGGTCTAGTAATCCATCTTGAGCCGAACAAGGAACTTGTCATCCGACCTCTTGACCAGAGGCTGGGCCAGAGACGCCTTACCCACGATATTCAGGTTGTCGTCGTGCAGATTGACGTGGGTAATGTACACGAACTTGTCGGCAGTCTCATTCGCGTTGTCTGTGGGGGGAACAGGAATCCAGTTGGGATTAGAGGAGGAGTTCACCGCCCCTGCAGGAGCGAGAACATTGACCTCCTTGACGAAGACCGGTCTCATACCCTTCATCGCGACTTCGAACTGGTCCTTCCCATAAAACACTGCAGTGGGATTGGTCACGACTGCTAGCCCCTCGTCATATACGACGGACCCAATATTGCTCCAAGTCGCATGGGCGCTATTTGCATCGGCGCGATAAAGACCACCTGCTCCATTATCTCTAATCCTCATCGAGACCTTGCCGCCTGATCCAGTCAAACTCGAGTCGAAGAATGAGAGCGTCTCTGGCATCAACTTACGGCCGTAGAAGAGATTAGAGATATCGAAAAAAGTGACTTCGTTCGAAGAGGGGTCGCGCGTTCTGTCAAGGATCGTGAGAATTGGACCAGCCTCGATGCCTGGATCCTCAGGTGTAGCCCCCTGAAGCGCCGCAGAAATTGTGCCAGATGACAAGGCGGCAACTTCGAACGGAGCAATCTGCGTGATGTAAGATGATGTGAGAACCATCTCATTCAGGCTCACCAGGTCATACCTGAGTATTCCCACATCAGAAACGAATTTATCAGTCAGCGTGCCAAAAATAGGAGGGCTAGCATCTGGACTTGTTCCTGTGCGAAGAAGATCAAAGCTAGGAGTAAAGAGCCCGTTATCGCAAGGAAGAATCGTCAAATTTCCCTTTACGGTCGAGGGACTCTGGTACAGGAATGTGTTTGCAGGTAGCGCTGTCGTTGCTGAAGTGATCTCGGAGGCAGAGAGATGGAATAGCCTTGGATACTCGGCTCGAACAAACTCTCTAGTAAAGTTTGGAATATTGATTAGTCGACCTGCAACGCCAAAAGATAGTGAAACGTTGAAGGGGTCATCGGTCGTCGCGCGAACAGACTTAAAGGGTGTCTGTAGCACATCACGAGTGCGAGACTCTCTCACGAAGAAGGGCGGAAGATAGAAGAGAAGACCATCGAGACTACTGGGCCCAGATTGTCGATCTAGATCGATATCGCCTATGGTCCTATGGCTATCATAGATTCGAATGTCATGCACTTCAGCGTTGAGAGGGTGTGAAAGGTTATACGCTGTGCCTGGAATGTCAGTGTAGTCTGGCGCTATATTGGCAGGATCATAGGCACCAGCATAAAGAGAAGTCAGTCCCTGCTCATAAGAAGAATTGATGTTGAAAAAGCGGGAAAGAAGAGGAGTTCCTACAGCATTTCCATTGTTGGGACCATCGTAATAGTTCCCTATGAATAGCGCATCAGGATCGCCTTGTGGATTAGAGAACGATTGAGGGATTACGCTGGACGACGGAATATAGAATGCGGTGTCCTTGACTCCGTTGAGAACAAAAGAACCGGTGTACCCATTCGTGTTTGTGCCTGTTCCGTCAGGAGCCTCCCAACGAATCGCAATATGATTCCAAGTATTACGAGGAATTTCAGATGAAGTGAAAATGAGGTCAGGCCGATACCCTGCGCCTAGAGACGTCACAAATCCACCAACGCCTGGAGCCAAAGTTGATGGCGCTATATCAGCGCTGTGACTTAGCTGCAGCATCACCTTATAGGCGTTAGCATAACCGTTGATGTCCCGTCCGCTTCCTGATATCAGAGAGATGGCATAGGAAGAAGACAGGTGCAAAATAGTTCCTGCCTTGAATTCTCCCCCAGGAGTATCTGTGGTATATCTCGGATTGATATAGAACTCGAATGTGAATGACCCTGTGGGAGAATAGGGAAACACATCACCACCTGCCAGCGAACCAGTCCCAGCAGGATATATGAGCGCAGAAGTCGACGGTACCGTCGACGCAGTGAAAAAGTTGAGCGTATGATAGTTTGTGAAGCCCCAGTTGAGACAGGGGTATGCCGTGCGATAATATGGAAAGAGGACGTCTTTTACGGCGGCTTTGCGCAGGGTGTCCTTTGTGAACTTGACACTAGGTATGAATCGTGTGACCTCGAGCTTCTTGCTCCACGCAGGAGAAAGAGACCCTGAATTTACACCTTCCAGATATTTCTCTAGACCGCCTGAAATGTCGGACCCCGGTATCCCTGCGGAGCGAATGACTGTGCGGCGGAGGTCCTCGAGGGTGTTGACCTGCAGAACAGTCGCGCCATAATCTTCATTCGCATACGCATCTTTGAGAATGCGATTTTCTCTAGCGAATAGAAGAACTGAACCGGTTATACCACTGGACGATGAAACGTAGGTGCGCTCAGGATAAGTGTGTAGAGCGAAGACCTCGATATTATCCTTGGTTATCCTTTGGATTGACATCTCGCTCTAACATTTTCAATCAGAAGTCGAGTCTGACCCGGAACGTAACATCTCTCTCGTCATTCTTCTCTACAGGGCGGGAAAGCTTCGCGACGGCCAGGAGATTCCCCTGTGAGTCGTGCAGACCGATCGTCGTCGGGAATGTGAAGCTCCTCTGGGTCGCGTTCTGTCCGTCCTCGACAACTCGAAGTCGACCATTGTCGTCGACGAAGGTAGGATTGGATGAGAAGTTGTATGCGTCGGCCGGTGCTCGGCAGAAGTAGAGCGAGGAGTTGATGATTGTGTTGTTCTGGAACGTCATCGCAGTGAGCGTGCCTGACTGGAACCTGGCGTTGGCAAGATGATCAACAATATCATCTATCGACGCAGAGACCATGAGGTCAGGAATGTACTTGGCGTTTGGATTTCCGCTATTAGCTCCGCCAATAACCATGGTCCCTGTCACGAGGACTCCGTCTGGAGATCCTGCATTCATTGCCCGAATAACTCCAGAGACGTGCTGTGTGCCAGACATGATCTTCTTGAGATCGAAGATCGCAGTTCCGTGATCATAGAAGAGCAGGCCTACGGTGTTTGCTGTGTTAGTGGCTTCGACAAGAGATGCAACATCACCACCGAAAACTCGACGAGTATTGGTCGCAGCGCCAATGTCTGTGAGGATAATAGACCCTGATGTCGACGTCACATCGAGCGTTGTCCTCTCGGGGTTCGTCGAGACTTCGAAGTTGGACATTGTTCCCGTGCGATAGAACCGCATGGCGAACGTCTCCTTCTTGATTGCGTCCCTCTTGAAGAGACGCTTGAAAGAGATGAACATCGCCTCATCGATTCTATTGGCAGAAAGCTCAGACTCGAATGGAGAGTAGAAGGCCGAGTCAGCATCGCCGAGCAGGTTCTTTGCGTACTGCTTGTAGATGTCGATCTTCTCACGCATCATCACAGACTGTGAGGGGAACAGGAGCTTGCCTGACGAGTCCTCAGCAATGACTGCATTTCCTGCAGTGTTCGCGATTCTCACGCCAGAACTGTCATATCCATGGAAAAGTCCCACGGTCATGTCGAAGATCGGGTTTGCTGTCTGAAGCGTAAAGTCCTGGTCGTAGACTGTCTGGAATAGAGAGGACGTGATGCCTGGTCCCACTCCGCCGGTCACGAAGACCTGGTACTCTCTACGTGTGAGAGATCCAGAGATGTCTTCCTGGATTACGTCGACGAGCTGGTTTAGAATTGAGCGCGATGACTTCTTATCATCATCATCAAGCTGTGTAAAGCTTCCTACTACGACGGGCATTATCTATGTCTCCTGTTCACTTGTTGATGATGACGTTGATTGTCGTGCGCAATCCGGTGCTGCGACCAATCACGGCAAAGACGCAGTCGATTCGATTCTTGGACGCCGTGGTGCCGAACGTGTTGAACACGGTGTCGTCGAGGCCCTGCGTCTTAAGGTTGAGCGTGAGGATAGGCAGGCCCTTGACCGTCGTCGACGTGCGGCTGACTGTATAGAGAGCCGTCTGGGTTCCCTTTTCGATCCTAGAGTCTGTGATACCAATCGAAGCAGCGGAAGAGTCAAGAAGTCGAAGGAAGCGATTGGGAACCTCGACATAGAAGACGTCGTCGATTGGAATCTTCGAGGCAGGAGAAGTGACGCCCTGAATGTCCTGTGTAATCGTTATCGCCGCTGTGCTGTTGGTCGTGGAACTTAGCGTCACAGTATTTCCAGAAACGTCTCCTGCGACGGTCACAGTGGGCAGGTAGATTACAGTGGGATCAGCCAGAGTGAGCAGCCTGTGCTTTGTGGCCAGCGTTGCTGTCGTCTGGGCCTCATAGATCGGAGTGTTTTTGATGACCTTCTCCTTGCCCACTGTGCGACCAAACTTCTCGATAATCGTGTAGTCTACCTCATCGTCTGCGAGGCTGAACTGGGTTATGTCAAAAGTTCCATTTGCGAGGGCCTGTCTACCTAGGTCCGTCAAGACAGCGTCGACGATAATATTCGAAGTACTATGATCAAGGAACCCCATAATTACGCGCCTTTCGCAGCATATTGCCACTTATAGTTCTTGTGAGTTTTTCTATGACCTTTGCAAACTGCCAATATTTTATGATCGGTGCCACTCACGGACTGCGCCGCTTCTTGAGCAGATTCGAATCTTTTGACAAAATTACCGTCTAGACTGTATTGTAGCACCGGTGTTGTTTTGTAAGTTCTAAGCTTATTTGCTTCAGAGATCTTTTTTCTAGACTCGTCGCTGTGCTTTCGACCGTACATTGGATTTCCTCGTCCTGAATGTTTTTCAGACATCATTTGTAGATGATCGGGTGAGTGTGACGTTCTACCCCATCTTTTGCCAAAGTTATGGTTCTGACTCCCACTTCTCTTCTCCGACATCGACAACTTCGCATTTTCTGAATGCTTGTAGCCAAAGACGCCATCTCCACCGCGTGTCATATTGTATCCAAGATTAGCGCTAATGTGAGAATTAAGCTTTTCGATCCAAAACTTTTCTTGTTCCAATGCCTGATGTTTAGACTCGCACGTTTCTAAAGCTTCTATATTGAAATTCGTTTCGCCATATTTTTTAATTGCCTGACCGAGAGCCAATCTATTTTTTCTTGACGAGAGGACATGACTCTTCCATCTCTGATCAATCGATTTTGATGTCACGCCAACGTACACTTTTCCATTACGTGTATTCGTAACTTTGTACACAGTGTAGTTGTCATGATCAAGAAAACCCATGGATCAATGCTCCTATGCTCTGTAACTATATCTATCGCAAACTTTTCAGTAAATTTGCGCTATATCAAGCCAGACAGGCTCGAGTCAGGCCGAACTCTAACAGTCAGGACCTTCGAAATCTGCCGGTCGAGATTGATTATTTGCATCTTGTACTCGCCACGCTCGGTCGAAAGCACGATGGGCTGGGTCTCTGTTCCATCCTCATCGCTACCGATTCGATAGGCATCCGGATTAAAGTATATTCGCATGCGACTGTGGCCACTGTCCTTGATGACGTCCTCTATTAGGCGATCAGAGCCAAACTCTTCGAGCTCAGTCGGGTCGATAAAATAGTTTGGATATGCTTTGGGAGCCCCCGCACGAGATACAACTCTCGTGCTCAGCGTATTAGACCCTCTGTCGAATGACGCCATCACCTGGGTTCCATATCCAGAAGTGAATCCGTGTGCATCGACTGAAGCCACACAGTACATATAGGACGAACCGCGGTCGAAGTCTCTATCGACGTGCGAGTAGATAGGAGAATTCGCAGAAATTGAAAGAGATGAATCTACAAATTCTCTCTGTTCGAACATCGTGTACTCAGGATCTGAGAAATCATACTCAGCTATTAGCTGGTACGGGTCTAGGAAGCCTTTTCTCCTAAAGACCTGGTACCTCTTGATATCTCTGGTTGGATTTGACGGCTTTGACCAATCTAGGCGAATTCCATTTCCAGCCTTATAGATAAAGCTGCAGATGAGAGTGCTAGGTGGATTAGGAGGTGTCGTCTCGATTGCACGAACAGTCGCCGGTGTTGGAGATGATGAAGCTATGGCAACTGTCACGATCCTATACCGATAGTCTGCCGCGGCCTCATCGCCAGGTAGAGCCTGCAGGAACTTGACGATAAAGAGCTGGCGGGCCCTGTACGTGTATGTGTATCCGTACTTGACGAGAGGGTCGATAAATTCGGTGACATTTGGATTCAGCGCAATGAGATCGTCAAATCTTTCTTGCACGCCGGCAGGGGAAGTTCCTACCTTTTCTATAATGTAGCCGGCGTGCTTGATCGTAGGATATCCAAGCGCTGCCAGAGATTCTCTATTAGGGACCGACCTCTCATCCGTGATGTCAAGAATTGCTAGACTGGGCTGTAGGCTCTCAAGATCTCCATCTGAAAACGATGTGAAGCTTCGAAAGAGCGTGCCATCTAGCAGCCAGTTTCTGTCTTGCTGGTCCGCTGCAGATCCGAGAAGGTCAGAGTAGAAGTTACTCGAAAATGGATTTGCGGTCACCATCTGTGTCGTCAAATCGCGGTAGCCGCCGGCATTTACCTTCGATAAGACCCGAATCGACTGCCGCAAGTCGAACCGACTGTAGCGCTTTCCAGATATCTGATTGACGAACTGGTATCCCTTTATCGTGTTGTCTGCTAGCGCGTCCATTATGATCGAGGCGTCTATGTCATCAGAAAGAAGACCGTTCAGCGCCATGGCGACCATCTGGTCCGAGTACTCTGACGCGGATGTGGCTCCCTCGATAAGAGATGCAGCGACCCTATAGATCTCAGCCTGAATGCGCCTCTGTGCCGAGGAGTCAGCGCTCACCTGGCGGGCTCCATAGGCATTTTCGACTTCGCTCTCAGGCGTGTATGCGCGTGTTCTACCGGTCGAATTCCTCAAAAGCGATAGTAACTCCTCGGATATTTCACCAGACTCCAGAGGAGCTATGTCAAGAAGAGAAGGCGAGATCTTCAGGCGCATGTACCTTGGAACTCGCGCGGAGAGGGCTCCTCTCTCTCGAGTCTCGATCTTGTCTACAGTCTCTCGATCGATGAGACCCATGTCATAAGGGATAGGAGAAGTGGGCTCAGGATTGTAGTTGACGTCCTCGCCATCAACATAGAAATTGTAAACAAAGTCGACCTCGATCTTTCTCGGATCTGGAACATCACAGTTCGTGATGGGCACAGAGACAAGAGATGTAATTTCTTCGAGTGATGTCTCATCAACTGCCACTTGTTCCTCCACCGTATGAGATGCGGGCCGAGAGAGTGTAAATGTCGAACTGGCGCCGGCGCGTCTTTATGTCCAGCGTGTCTCCAGTTACTTGATTTCTAACCACAGTCTCGTCATAGAGAAAGTGAAAGACCCTCTCGTATGGTCTAAATACGACAGTCGATGAAGGGTCAGAGAGAGGTGACGAGCAGGCTAGCAGGGCCGCGAATGTAACGTCGTTTCTATTGAATTTAGGACTGACATATGGAGACGCTGATGTGAGCACTGTGCGCAGATCTTCGCCTGTCTTAACTCTGCGAGTGTTGGGGCTATACAGGTCTGAGAATCCGACTGGCATGTACAGGCCCTTTGATGCTACAGAGTCCGTCGAGACTTTCTGCAGCATGGCATATCCAGCTGGGCTCAATTGAGGAGATCCGGCCGGTGGGTACCCGTCGAGGTGTCTCACTCCAACTGCGTCGTACATGAATAGATCCAAAAGATAACTGCGGAGCGCATTGAAATAGAGACCGATCTCTTGGTCTAGCACATCGCTCCCCAGGGTTTTTTCGATGACCCGCCCCCTCCTAATTCTGCTAAATGTGGTGGATCTGAGTATCGCGTCCATCGTGGTCACTGAACCTGCAGGCCACTCTTTGGGATTGTAAGATATGTCACCTGGCAATATGAAAATCTCTGGATCGAACTCTGTCTCTGATGGGCTGGTCCCGAATATGTTGGTGGTTACTGTGGAGACTGCATTGAAATATACGTTGTCGAACCTGTCCACTTCAACTCGAACGTATCTGCGACGAGAATCCGCTTCTGTTCCACGGGCAGCCACGATCTCTTCCTGACCTTCGCCAACTTCTAGGGCAGGGTTGTACAGAGAGTCGAGCAGTCCGCTTGGGACTCCGACAGATACGACCTGTAGACCGCTGATACTTCGGCCATAGACTTCCTTTGTGAAGTCCCTGAGGGCCAATCTCTCTGCAGTGGTGGTTGCTATATCCCTTCTCACTTCCGTGGCGCCTGGTGTCCCGTAGACACTCCGTCCTGCGGCACAGAGGTTGGCCTGGTGTGAGCTCACATTTCGAAGCAGAGGGCGATTTGCCTCCGCACTGGTCACGAACATATCATACAGGACTGCCTCGGAGCCCTTGAGTTCTTTCCTGTTTGCATCTCCTGATATCACATCGAAGAGCCGGGCTGCCTTCGCAGACGAGGCCGTGGCTCCTGATGCCGAGGCCTCGAGAATCTTGAGGCCTGCCTTGATGTAATAGCGGTGCCTAGCTGCTCGCGAGGCAATATCGGCGAGGTCGGCAGGCGTTGTTACGGCGGTATTGTCACCTAGAGGGCTGAGATTTATGGGTGTTGATGGATCGATGTCGCGCCTGTTCTGGATATCTTCAGCGGTGACTCTAGTTCCGTTGATCAGAAAATTGCTAGTGTCCTCGAGGACTGCGGCACCTAGACGGGCCGCGTCTGTGTCGCACAGAACGCCGACTGTTCCATTGCTCTCGTCGTTATAGATGGTGACAGGTAGGAGCAGATATGCCAAGTTTGTGTAGATTGTCGAGACCACGTCGATCATGCGATCATCGTCACAGTCAGACATCAGTGTGCCGCCGGTCGAATTTCTATAGTCAGTCTTTGCGCCTCCTCGGCGGGCGAGATTTAGAGCTTCCTTCTGCACCTCTCTGATCGTTAGGGCAGCAAGATTGACCAAATTGATCTCAGGAGCTCCTTCGAGGAACACATTTGCCCTTGAGGTCGCCGAGCTACCTGGCGAGAACGTGAATGACTCGTATCTCTGTCCGGCAGCAGAGACCAGCCCCCGAGCCGTTGCGCCCAAGGCGATTCTAGACCCCCCAGATGCGTCCACAGACCCTAGGCTTCTAATCGCAGACTTGAGGGAATTCTCAGGATTATCGTCGCCAGGCCCAGTCGTGTAGGCCGTCGACTGCTTCGACAGGATGAATGAGGTGTCTGTGAGCGTTCCATCAAGAGACTTTAGCGCTCGAATGATCGACATCTTAAGGACATCTGACACTAGGACCGTGCCTGTATCAGACTCGACCTGCGTCTTATCGCCAAATCCGCACAAAGCAAAGAGCGCCGCAGCAAAAACGCCCGGTCTCTCGGTCTCATTGACGCCATCAGCCAGGGCTGCGATAATCTTCTTGAAGTCCTGTAGAATCCTAGCCAACAGAAGCTCTGGTGCCAGAGGCGTCGCGGCGTCTAGAGCCATGAGCTCAGTGAGATATGAAGACAGGTCCCGAACGACGCCTGAATATTGGGTCGAAAACCTCCGGAGGGCTCCTCGAAGGGCAGGCCGCTCGAGCTGGGCCGCCATTTCGATAAAGTACTGGCGACCTGCCACGTACGGGGTCTCTCCATAAACGACGGTGTTCGTCTCGAAGGGCATCACAATGATCTCGCGATTTGCGACCTCTTCTCCGAGCGCAAGATAGTCAAAATAAGAGCCGGCGCGGTCAGGACCTGCTGTAATAAAGCGAGAAACTGCCTCAGATGTGGATCCGGGAGCAAATCCTAAAGCTCGAATGAACGGGTCATATTGTTGGGGGCGATCAGCGCGGCGCTCTAGAAATCGATTGCCCAGCTTGCTTCCCTGAAGCCTGCCCACGCCCGCAGACAAGACCATTTCGTTCGAAAGAGCACAGATCGAATGGATAACGTCATCCCACATCTCCTCCTGCGTGCCCGCAGTCGACGTAGTGTCAGGATCCAGCGTAATGAAGCCTGGATTTTTTCTAGATGTCACTCTAGATTCTCCAGCTGGGCGGGTTCTCTTAAACTGACCCACGACCGTGTTCTCATTTCTAAGAAACAGCTGGTTCACTGTAGGAATATCGGCCTCAGGGCGGGTTCCAGGACCATCGGGATCATATCGATAGGCACCTGGCACCGAAAAAAGCGATCCAGCGTGGACAGGAGGTCGACTCAGGTTTGTTAGTGTTGTAGGGTGCGCTGTCAGACATGCCAGCGCTGTGTCCTGCATCAACAGGGCCAGCCGCGCAGTATTCGTTAGAGCTGTGTCAATGTTAGGATTGGGATATGAGAGGGCGATATATGCGTCGAGGGAGGATGGAAGCGGATCGTTGCTAGATTCTGTTGGAGCCAAAATAGGCGCCAGAGAATCGCTTGCCCGCTGTATTATCTGTGATGAGAGCTTCGAAACGTTGAGTCCAGAGGCCGCAGTGTCCATCGTGTCGAGCATATAAGCCAGCGCTTCAATGCGCTCATCCACTGTCTTGAGAGACCTTCGGGACTCTTCGACAGCTGCTTTTGCTTCACCAGGAGCCCCTGCGAGCTTTACCTTGTCTATTCCTCCCACAACTGCCTCGGTCAGCATTCTCTTCTCGAATTGAGGCACCTCAAGGAACGTATCGACATCTCCAGGGGTCAGTTCTGGCATCTTGGTCGATGATAAAATAACAGGCAGAGGACCCTTGGTCCTCTCAAGAATGAGGCGCTTGAGCTCTTCGTCTGAGGCATCCTGCACAATGCTCACTGTGGCAGGCGGGGAAGCGACATCAGTCGTGACAGGGCTCTCGCCCACTGAAATTGTAATTCCCTCGACGGTCACGGCAGGCGGAGGTGGCTCTGGCGGGATTGGAGACGGAGTCGAGCCGGCAGCGTCAGCGATTGCTTTTTGCAGTACTGTTACGTCAAGACCCTTAACGTTGTTGAATGGGATCATTGCCCCCAGTCGGGCGGCGGCAGCTTTGCCTAATTGCACGCCAAAAGACGGCTGGGTCGAAACAGTCGACCCATACATGCCATTTCTTCCGTTTATCGTCGGTGCCATATTAGAGCCCTCTGCGTCTTCTGGCTGGATTATTCGTGTTGAGAGTGTTCAAGCGATCTGTGGAAAGGAGGCTGTTTCTATTTGCCTGCGTCTGTGTTGCTAGCCGACTGCCTGACGCAGTTGGATCGATGAGGGGTCCATTCACCCATGGGTCGATGTCAGCCTCCAACTGCCTCGAGTTGAGCGTATTGGGGTTGATCAGGCTCAGATCCAGGTTTGGCACAGACAGTATCTGCTTTTTGATGGCAAGGTTGAGTATCGAAACTGGTATCGTCGTGCCCGTATAGATCTCATTGCTCTTTGCAATTGGACTTCTAGACATGTCATTGTAAATAGCTGTTACGCTGTAAGAAACAGGAAGGATCTCTCTAGCGAACAGCTCATCTCGAACCTCGTATTGACCATCTTCTGAGACTGTGGGTGAAACTCCCATGAGTGGGAATGTTCGGTCTCTGTCGATCGTGACGTTGATCTCGAAGGTAAAGACTGTGTCGATAGATCCATCCACTTGCCACTTGATGACATTTGCAGGCCGACTTCCTGGAGACCTTATGGCTCGGACCGACTTTGGCACGGCGGGCCTCAAGGGAATATCGATGATGGTGTCGTATGAAATTCCTGTGTAGGCTCCCTTGACCTCGTCTGAGAAAGTCACTTCTCTCTCGAGAGTCGTCGGGCTCTGGATTGTGCCAGGCTGCACTGCAAAGTTTTCAGCAAACTTTTGAGCTGAGACCTGAATAAAGCTCGGATCAGTGTCAGTAATGATCTGTCGGGTCGAGGCAGGAATCCG